CTATAGTTTACATAGGTCAGATAGTAGAGATACCTGCAACTTATGATGATGAAGGACACGAGATTACTCCTCCTGTTTATTATGATGGAGTATTCTATGACTTAATGACTACAGAAGAATTTGACTTTGGATTTAATGAAATATTTCCAACAGATTGCGTACATTCGTTTGCAGGATATGAGAAAAATGCTGAGGGTACTGATGTTGATCCTGATGAAGAGTTAATAATAGAATAAAAACAAATTACATATCCAACACTACAGACAGCTCTGAAATTTAGACTATAGAGCAAACGTGTAATAATAATATTAACAAACAATTAAATTAAATAAAATGACAAAAGAAGACAATATAGTGGACTTAACTCCAAAACCAGAAAAAATAACTCCTTCACAACTTGAAAAAGTACAAAAGGCGGTTAGTGATATTAACAGAGCTCAAATGGAAGTTGGTAGGTTAGAAACTCAAAAACACATGCTGCTTCACGATGTTACACAACTACAGGTTCTATTAAAAGAAGTTCAAGAGCAGTTAGAAAAAGAATATGGAACTGTAGATATTAGCATCGAAGATGGATCTATAAAATACCCAGATAATGAGCAAGCTGATTCGTAAAATATCTATAGGTAAAGATTATAAGAATGACGCTATGCACTATGCCGTGGGGCAAGAAGTGTATGGTGGTCATACTATATGCGATATAATAGAAACAGAAGATAAATACAGCGTGTATATTAAAAAAGGTAATGATGTATTACCTTGGAAAGATTTTAATAAAAATATGGCTGTATCAGTAGAGTATAACCTGCAGTATTAATGAAGAGTGTTTATGATTTCGTAGTTTCACCTATAAAATCAAGATACAACAACACAGAGAAAATAGGTGATAAAGAACTAATAGTTAATACTGAAATATTCAACCACCAATTTGTAAGCAGAGAAGCTGTTGTAAAGTCTGTACCATTAATAGGTGAGACAAACATAAAGGTTGGAGATACTGTAATTACACACCACAATATATTTAGAAGATGGCACAACATACGTGGTGAGGAAAAAAATAGTAGAAGTTTTTTCGATGAAGAAACTTATTTCATATCTGAGGAGCAAATATTCCTATACAAATCAGAAGATACTGATTGGCAAGCTTCAAAAGGATATTGTTTTGTAAAACCAATAGTTTCTAAAAATAATTTAGAGACTAATATTGAAGAACCTTTAGTAGGTGTTTTAAAATACCTAGATGATAGTTTAGAAGCCACTGGTTTGCAAAAAGATGATTTAGTAGGCTTTAGTCCAGATGATGAATATGAATTTGTTATAGATGGTCAGAGACTATATAGGGTTATGACACAATTTATTACAATTAAATATGAATATCAAGGAAACGAAGAAGAATATAATCCAAGCTGGGCACAGGGCGGTTGAAGAGCTAATCAAAGTAGCTAAAGAAGCTATTGTAGATTCTGATGACGATATATCCGCTGATAGATTAAAAAATGCTGCAGCTACTAAAAAACTAGCTATATTTGACGCATTTGAAATACTTAACAGAATACAAGAAGAAGAAAACTTGCTTGAGGGAAAAACACCTGAAGAGAAAAAGGAAAAAGTCTTTAAAGGATTCGCAGAGGGTAGATCTAAGTAATGTACAAGCAAAATTTAGTTAACGTAGTAGAACCTATAAAAAAAACCACTATAAGTAGGCTTAATAAAAAAAGAAAGTGGAAATACGGTTATGATAAAGACCATGATATTATTGTTATATCTAAAACTGGTGAGATAGGTGAGATATACGAAATACAAGATTTACAAATAGCATTGCCAAAAGCTAGAAATGTTTATAGTAGTAAAAAGAAAAAGTGGGAGCAGTTTGAATATCCTAAAGAACTAGCACGGCTTAAAAACATATTTGACTGGAGAGCGTACCCTGAAGAAAAAAAGTCTGATTGGTTTGATTATATAGATGAAGAGTTCAAACGCAGAGAAGAAGGGTTTTGGTTTGACAACGATGGAACACCAACGTATATAACAGGTACACATTATATGTATTTGCAATGGAGTAAGATTGACGTAGGTGCACCAGATTTTAGAGAAGCTAATAGACTATTCTATATATTCTGGGAAGCTTGTAAAGCAGATAAAAGATGTTATGGTATGTGTTACCTTAAAAACAGACGATCTGGTTTTTCTTTTATGTCATCAGCAGAAACAGTTAACCAAGCTACAATATCAAGTGATGCAAGGTTTGGTATATTATCTAAAACAGGTAGCGATGCAAAGAAAATGTTTACAGACAAGGTGGTTCCAATATCAATTAACTACCCGTTCTTTTTTAAACCGATTCAAGACGGTATGGACAGACCTAAGTCTGAGCTTGCTTATAGGGTTCCTGCAAGTAAGTTCACGCGTAAAAAAATTACTGCTAATGAAAAGCAGGAAGACTTGGCTGGACTTGATACTACTATTGATTGGAAAAATACAGGTGATAACAGTTATGACGGAGAAAAGCTTCAGCTGTTAGTACATGATGAAAGTGGTAAGTGGGAAAGACCCGATAATATATTAAATAACTGGAGAGTTACAAAAACATGTTTACGATTAGGTAGTAGGATAATAGGTAAGTGTATGATGGGCTCAACATCAAATGCACTTGACAAAGGTGGAGACAACTTTAAAAAACTATATGGAGCATCAAACGTTACTAAGCGAAACAGAAATGGACAAACAGCGTCTGGTTTATATTCTCTTTTTATCCCAATGGAGTGGAACTACGAAGGATTTATTGATGAGCATGGACGCCCAGTCTTCGATACTCCGGATCATGAAGTCTTCGATCCCCATGGGGAGTTAATAGATGTAGGTGTTGTAGAGAACTGGCAGAACGAAGCTGATGGTCTTAAAAATGACCAAGATGCACTAAACGAGTTTTACAGACAATTCCCAAGAACTACAGAGCATGCGTTTAGAGATGAGACTAAAAATAGTATATTCAACTTAGTTAAACTATACGAACAAATAGATTATAACGAAGAGTTATCGTCAACACTACCTTTGACAAGAGGTAATTTCCAATGGGTTAACGGCGTTAAAGATTCAACAGTAATATTCTACCCAGATAATAAAGGTAGGTTTAAATTAAGCTGGACACCACCATCACAGTTGCAAAACAACGTTATAATAAAAAACGGTGTTAAACACCCAGGTAATGAACATATGGGTGCTTTTGGTTGTGATAGCTACGATATATCAGGAACAGTAGATGGTAAAGGTTCTAAAGGTGCTTTACACGGGTTAACAAGGTTTTCAATGGAAGATGCTCCAGCTAATAGTTTTTTCTTAGAGTATTTAGCAAGACCACAAACCGCAGAGATGTTCTTTGAAGATGTTCTAATGGCGTTAGTATTTTATGGGATGCCTATACTCGCAGAGAACAACAAACCTCGTCTATTGTACTATTTACGAAGACGTGGTTACAGAGGTTTTAGTATGAACAGACCTGATAAAGTGTGGAATAAATTATCTACTGCAGAAAAAGAAGTTGGTGGAATACCAAACTCAAGTGAAGATATAAAACAAGCTCATGCAGCTGCAATTGAAATGTATATACAAGACCATGTAGGTATGAAGAAAGACGGGTCATTTGGTGATTGTTATTTTAATGAATTACTAAATGACTGGGCTAAGTTTGACATAAACAAAAGAACAAAGTTTGATGCGTCTATAAGTTCTGGTTTAGCTATCATGGCTAACAACAGGCATTTATACGCACCAAACGTAAAAATAGAAAAACAAAAATTAAACATAAGTATTGCTAGGTATACAAACTCAGGTAGTACATCTAAATTAATAAAATAAATATGGCTGAATCAGTTATAAGAAGTTATTTCCCTAGTCAAGTAGTTAGTGACGATGAAAAAAGAAGTTTTGAGTATGGACTCAAAGTTGCTAAGGCTATTGAAAACGAATGGTTCGTTTATGATAGAGGTACTAACAAGTTTGACTCACTAAGAAATGATTTTCATAGGTTGAGATTATATGCAAGAGGAGAACAATCAATACAAAAATATAAAGATGAGTTATCTATTAATGGTGATTTATCTTATTTAAATTTAGACTGGAAACCAGTACCTATTATATCTAAGTTTGTAGATATTGTTGTAAATGGTATTGCAGAGAGAACATATGATATAAAAGCTTATTCACAAGATCCATATGGTATTAGTAAACGTACTAAGTATATGGATTCAATTCTTGCTGATATGAGAGCTAAAGAATTAAATGATTTTGCTGCAGAGGCTTTTGGAGTTGATTTATACGATAATAAAAAAGAAACTTTACCAGATACAGAAGAAGAATTACAATTACACATGCAGCTTAATTACAAGCAAGCTGTAGAAATGGCAGAAGAGCAAGCGTTAAATGTTTTGTTAGAAGGCAATAAGTATGAGTTGACTAAGAAAAGGTTTTACTACGATTTAACTGTACTAGGTATAGGTGCTGTAAAAACAAACTTTAATACATCAGAAGGTGTTACTGTAAAGTATGTTGATCCAGCTAACCTTATATATTCTTATACTGAGTCACCTTATTTTGAAGATATATACTATGTTGGTGAAGTTAAGTCAATACCAGTTAACGAGCTTGTTAAGCAGTTTCCAAACATGACTGTTGAAGAGCTTGAAGATATAGTTAAAAACCCTGCATACAACAACTCTAACTACGATGGTAACTTTGCAAACAGAGATGGTATAGACCCTAATAAAGTTCAAGTTTTATATTTTAATTATAAAACATATATGAACGAAGTTTACAAAGTAAAAACTACTGGTAGTGGAGCTTCTAAAGCAATACCTAAAACAGATAAGTTTAATCCAGTTATAGATGAAACAACAAACTTTGATAAACTATCAAGATCAGTTGAAGTACTATACGAAGGAGCTGTAATTTTAGGTACAGATAAATTACTTAAATGGGAGCTTGCTAAAAATATGGTTAGACCTAAGAGTGACTACACTAAAGTTAAAATGAACTATAGCGTCGTAGCACCTAGATCTTACAAAGGTAGAATAGAATCACTTGTAAGACGTATAACTGGTTTTGCTGATATGATACAGCTTACACACCTAAAACTACAACAGGTTATGTCTAGAATGGTTCCTGATGGAATATACCTAGACGCAGATGGTTTAGCTGAAATAGATTTAGGTAATGGTACAAATTATAACCCGCAAGAAGCGTTAAATATGTTCTTCCAAACAGGTTCGATCATTGGTAGAAGTTTTACTTCTGATGGTGATATGAACCCAGGTAAAGTACCGATACAAGAAATAACAAGTGGTAGTGGTGGTAATAAGATGCAAGCTTTAATCGGTAATTACAATTACTACTTACAAATGATAAGAGATGTAACCGGGCTTAATGAAGCTAGAGATGGTAGCGTACCAGATAAAAATGCTTTAGTAGGTGTGCAAAAATTAGCTGCAGCAAATAGTAACACAGCGACAAGACATATACTACAAGCAGGTTTACAACTAACACAAGAAGTTGCAGAGTCATTATCATTAAGAATATCTGATATTATAGAATACTCACCAACTAAAAATGCTTTTATACAAGCTATAGGTACTCATAATGTAGCTACACTTGAAGAAATGAAAGACTTACACTTGTATGACTTTGGTATATTTATAGAATTAACTCCTGATGAAGAAGAAAAAGCAATGCTTGAAAATAATATTCAAGTAGCTTTAGCACAGCAAAGTATAAATTTAGAAGATGCTATTGACCTTAGAGAAATAAAGAATATTAAACTAGCTAATCAACTGTTAAAAATACGTAGAGTTAAAAAACAAGCACAAGATCAGTTAATACAACAACAAAATATTCAAGCGCAAGCACAAGCTAACATGCAAACACAACAAGCGTCTGCACAGTTAGAAGTTCAAAAAGAACAAGCTAAAACGCAGAGTGAAGCACAGCTTGAGCAAATGAAAGCACAGCTTGAAGCTCAGAAGCAAGCACAAGAAGTTGAATACAAAAAACAACTTATGCAATTGGAGTTTCAAATGAATATGCAGCTCAAATCTATGGAGGTACAAGCTGTAAAAGGTAAAGACGAAATGAAGGAAGATCGTAAAGATGAAAGAACAAGAATACAAGCATCACAACAAAGTGAGCTTATAGATCAAAGAAAAGGTGCAAAACCACCTAAAAACTTTGAGTCCGCAGGTAATGATATATTAGGTAGCGGATTTGATTTAGGTAGTTTTGACCCTAGATAACAATTATTAATTATTATTATATTATATTATGGAAGAAAATGTAGAAAACGTAACGGATGACGTTACAAAGTTAGACATGTCTCAAGCTGTGGAACAACCGGCTGATGATAGTGTTACAAAGTTAGATTTAAATAAACCAGAAAAACCAGTAGAAGAAAATGAAGTTAAAGAAGATAACCCTGTCGACGAGGGAGTGGCTACAGAGCCTGAAAATGCCGATGCCACAGAAAAACAAGAAGAAGTACAACCGGAAGTTGAAGCACAAGAAGCTCCAGTATTAGAAGAAATCACTGAAGAAGAAGTTCAAGAGCAAACAGAAGAATTAACTGAACAAGTTGAAGAAGCTGTAGCCGAAGCTCAAGAAACTGGAAAAGCTTTACCTGAAAATGTTCAAAAGTTAATGGACTTTATGGAAGAGACCGGTGGTACACTAGAAGATTACGTTCGCCTTAACCAAGATTACTCTAGTTATGACGATATGACAGTGCTCAGAGAGTACTATAAACAAACTAAATCTCATTTATCATCTGATGAAATAGAATTTTTAATTGAAGATTCGTTCTCGTATGACGAGGAAGTAGATGAAGAAAGAGATATTAAAAAGAAAAAAATAGCGTTAAAAGAGCAAGTTGCCAACGCTAAAAGCCACTTGGACGGGCAAAAGTCCAAATACTATGAAGAGATCAAAGCTGGAAGCAGGTTAACACCTGAAGCTAAAAAAGCTATGGATTTCTTTAATAGATACAACAAGGAGTCGGAAGAAACTCAAAAAATAGCGGATAAACAAACAAAAAATTTTTTAAATAAAACTAATCAAGTTTTTAACGATAAATTCAAAGGTTTTGAATACAACGTCGGGGATAAAAGATATAGGTTTAATGTGAACAATGCTAATGAGGTT